CCAAGGTCATCCAGCGCTCGTCAGGGCCGCCACGGTCGCCGAACTCCGCGAGGTACCTGGCCAAGATCTGGCCGAGTATCGGGGTGTTCAGGTCCGTACGGGCGAACGAATGGACTTTGCTCATCAGCGCCTCGACGTTACTGACGTCGGCTGATTGAGTAGTGAGGTGGAACTTGCAGAGTTGCCTGTCGAGGTCGCACATCGAGTTGGTGCCACCCTCCCAAAGCTCGCCATAATAGCGGCCTAGGAAAGGCACCGGTGCGTACCGCAGGACTTTTGTAGCCTTAACGGACTTGCCGACCATCTCGGCAGCCTTGACCATGAACTCCGGATCGAGCGAAGGGCTCGTTCCGTCATCGCCGCCGTAGACACCAAGGTGCGCCCAAGCAACGTCCGGGGCCTTATCAGATAAACGGTGGGCCAGGTACGCGACGAAAGCGTTACGATGGGTGTTAAACGACGTGTCGGCGAAGCCGCTGGCCTGGGAATCACCCTGGTCAACCCGTGTCCCGAACTTCCCCACCAGTTTGTTGTGGTGGAGTGAGTCGAGGATCCGGAGCAGCTCGTCATGGTCTCCCGGGTGGAAGAACTTCATGGTGAGCCGCCGGTCAAGTTCGCGTTCGATCAGTCCGACGCTCCCGTCCATATTGGTATAATCCGTGTCGAGGGTGAAATCATGCCCCTGGAGACAGGACACGAGCCTCGCCGCGAGAACGCTCGGCCCATGGCCGAAGGCGTACCAAACCAACCCTTTCAGGAAGGCGGCGAACGGGTAGAGGACCCTGGCGCCATTGACCTGTCGGTCGGCTGGCGCAGGTGAGACGTTGCGTGCAGCGCCTACCTTACCGGTGGCTTCAGCTTTCTGCATGCAACGTACGTCCTCTTTGAAGTTGGCGGACATTAGAAAGGCGCCCTCATCCAGCTTCCGCAGCTGCGAGGGCTTGTCCTGCTCCTCAGCCACCTCATCCACCGTCCAAAGTCGTGCCATCGCGCCGTGGGGCGACGCGTGTAGGAAGCACGCAAGGACGAACTCATTCATGAGTACGAGAATGCGGGGCGTGAGTGGAGCGTTGTTGACCATGCTTTTGACCCGGAACTGGAACGTTGTCTCTTCGTTACCAAGCGTTTTCTCCGGAACACAGGCCGCACCCGCTCCGTCCACGGTGAGCACGTGGGGAGTCGTAAGGGCGCGCAGGCCAATAGGCTTAGTTGGGGGCTCGCCAGTCTGGTGCCCAAATGCATACCTCGTCATCGGTTCAGCCACGGAGTACTGGTGGGTGACCGTGAAACTGGTCTCACCCGCCTGTACGTACTGTACCAGGAGTGCCATCGCGACCGGATCGGTCTCGAGGGGGACCTTGCTCTGCCGAGCAAAGGTCGCCATGGCGCTTCCTTGTGGGACATTCTTCTGGGACAGAACTTGGATCCGCACTAGCGACACTAGGGCGTCGGGGAAGCGATGTGAGGTGTTTAGGCCGAGCACCCCTATGCTCGTATACGTGCCAACTCCGGAACTCGAGTCGGGGTCCTGTCTGATCACGCGCATCGCGACTATCTCGACCCCGGTGGGGCTGGTCAAGACATCAACGTTGTACCACGTTCGACCGGGGACCCGGTTCCAGATTAAGTTTACCAGCGTCATCAACGTGCCGTATTCGACCTTCGGGATGAGAAGGACCACCATTCTTTCAGGCGTGACATCCCGACGCTCAACCTTCCTGAGCACCGACCGTGCACGGAAAGAGATGAGAAGTCCAACGGCAAGTAGGACCAGCAGCCCTAGCGTCATTGAGCTGATAAAGCTGCCAACGGTTGGGCACGCTACCGGGACCGGGAGCTGAACCCAGTGGATACCAACCACTGGCTCAACCGGCATAATCCAGTAGATCAACCGTTGCAGGTGCGACATCTGACCTTCAAGCCACAAACTAACGTGGGTTAAACCTGCGGTGAGCAGGACCGACGTTGTACTCCAGACGATAGGGATCCAGCCCTCCGCTACTAAAACGAGAGGGGTGGACCAGTAGGCAATTACCGTTGTTATCCATGTAGGATCGGAGATGTAGGGGGCGATAGGTGTCCAGTAATAGCAGACGCCGAGGAAGTAGTTCATACGGGCATCAATCGTAGTGAACACTAACCAGGCGACCGGCAAGCAGAGGACTAGAGTAAAATTCTGATAGAACGCCCAGTCGATATACACGGACCATGTTGACATCACTTCGCCTTCGAAGGACATGAGCCGGTGTTGGTAGACTGAGGCGCCAGAGCACTCACTGATGAAGTTTTGGTCCTTATCGAAACGGTAACCCGTGCCGTCGGCCTCGCGCGCCACGTCCTTGGGCGCCCAGTCGGCAACGAGCATCGTGCAATTTGGGTCATTCGCGTACCGGCCGAACTGACTATCACTCAGGTGGGACGCCGTATCAACCATTGCCGCTACATAAGGGTAGTCAGGCGTCGGGTCGACGTCATTGAGATGGTAGGAGACGCGGTCCTTGGCATCATAGTCAAGGCGCGCTATGCCGGTGCCGTAAGTTACGCTGTTCCTTATCGCCTTGTTTGACGGGGAAACATCGTACCTAGGGAGCCCAAGGCTTCCAATGAGCCCATCGGAGAACCTCACTAAGCCGCCTCGTTGTTGGGCGGCTAGCGAATGGGGATTCTCGGTGTACTCGTTGGGTAGCTTGAACTCTTCTTTACGGAGCTTGTTGCGGTATTCGCCTGCCGCATCCTGCGACACGAGCCGACGGCCTGGGAACAGCCATTCGACGATCATTGTCGGTGTGGACAGCGACGCACGCAGAACCCATTTCGATGAAGGAAGGCGCCACACTCCATAAAGGAATGCGAGCACCAACCCTAGTTGTAACCACGCCAGCATAGCCGACGTGGGGGAAAT